AAGTATAACAACGTTTCTATCGACGCAACTTTTACTTTTTGTTTTTCCATGGTAATAATATTGTAGCTTTGGCATCCATTTGTCTGATAAATCATACACACGCAATCGGTGGTACCTACAAAAACTTGGTAATGCGCCGGCATAATTTCGCCAACAGCGCCAATCTTTTTAATTTTCACGCCTTTGTGGCCTTTTGCCATCAACGCAGCTTTCACTTGTTCCGCGCACTTTTCGTAATCGGTCGACAACACGTCGAAATCCGGCACATTTTTCAGCTGTCGCTGTTTGTCCGCCGGCATATAGCGGCCATATAAACTCGTCGCGTAACCTCCAATAAACACCGTGCCCGCATCAATCAGTGTGTTGCGCACCGTCACATAAATGCTTTCCACATTTAATTTATCATTCGACATTTCGCGTAAAAAATCAATTTGTTTACAAGTTTGCTTCTTCATCTGATCCAACATTGGAAAATGTTTATTGATCAATTGTAACCGTTTATAAATTTTTTCCCATCGCGCCACATCACCCGCGGGCCGCGACAACTCTAAATATACATTCATGCGTAAAAAGTTGGGTGGCGCATACAGGATGCCATCGCGTTCAATAACTTCCGGCAACATCTTATTCATGATGCGTTTATCCAGCAAGGTCAAATCCGCCACCGGAATAAAATTCACAAAAACCTTATAAGTGCCATGATGTACCCCGGCTTTGGCCTGCACATCTACATAGCCGGCCGCTGCATAAATGTCGGCCAATTCTTTCGCGTCGTTTAATGCATCCGCCGTATAAAAGTCATAATCGGGAATCTCCACATCTTTTTCGTAAAATTGATCATAAGTGGGTAATATATTATTGATGGCTGTGCCGCCGTAACAAATGAGTTTTTTTCGCCGCAAGAATTCTTCGAGGGTTTGAATAATGGACTGCACTTCGGGCGCTTGCGCTTGTTTCTTGCCTAAGCGCCGTTCCGCCAATTTTTCCGCTTCTTTTAAGAGTTCCAGTTCTTTTTCAACAAACACATTACTTTCTTTCGTCTCATCTTTATATGTTTGGCGCCAAGGATGTTTCTTTTTTGGCATCAATCAATCTTTGTATTGTCTATAATATTATACCCGCATAAAATAATATTTTCTAATGTTATTATTTTACTATTTGAAGGTTTACATTTCAAAGTCCAGACTATTGGGGGCGCCCGGAAAGGCTTTGTTGACGCGTTTCTGATAAGAGTAGTTTTCGGGCACGGTAGTTGGCGCATTAACCGTCAGCGGAATGTAACGCAGCTTTTTGGGTTTCACCACAAATGCCGAACCGGCTTCATCAAAGATTTTCGTGTAGTACTGCAAATTACTGTCGAATTTCTGGAATGACATGGCCACCATTTGGCAACCATATTGCATCGGCAATTGACATGACGGATTATCATTGTTGGCGGCTAAATCCGGTAAACAAATAGACATGTTTTGTTTATTAAAAAAGGTTAATTCGGCAATATCCGGCGAATACTTGACATCACTAAACCGTTCAATCCTTAAAAAGACGGAATTGCTTGCCAAGTTGACATATTCGTCCAATTTCGTGTCGAGGAAAAATGGATTCGTCTTATCTACGATAATCACCACTTTACCCATAAGGTCGCGTAAAGGCGTACTTGCCAAGTTTTGACCGCGGTATTCGAAACTAAAATTGCTGTCGAGTAACCGATCCGACAATGTTGTTTCCAAGATTTGCGCCATGTCATTGTAAATGTTCAAGTTTTTACTCAAGATACGGATATGCAGGATTAACGGATCGCCGGGATTTGGGCACGTGCTGCCGGAAAAAGCATAATCGCGAATGACCGCCATGGCTTGCGCAAACGGCACATTATTATATGATTCTTTAATTGTAAAGTCGGCGGTCGATGAGATGGCGATCGACGCCACACCGTCAATCGAATACACGGCAAAATCCAAACATCGTACACCTTGCTTAATGCAGTTTTTTAAGGCGCAAATATTGACAAAATCATTCTTGTATGCACCGGCTGAGCAGCAATTATAGGCCGTTTTTATATAAAAATCGCGCAAACTGTAGCCGGTATCGTTGTTGTAAAAATTGATGGTTCTCACCAACGGAAAATCATTGTACAGCTGGTTCATCTTTGTGCAATTCTTGTCATCCAGCGTCATTTTTGTCCGCATCCACCAAAGGACGAGAAAGAACATGAAGACTAAAATAATCAAGCCAATTTGAATTACCGGTTCCATGGCCATTTTTTTAAAAAAGTAATGGATAAATAAATGGGTATATATTACATATTAAATATATTTTATATTTGGCTATATAAGGATAATCATAAAACCACCATTTAAAAAAAATGCCCGGTGGCTTATTAAATTTAGTATCATACGGCAACCAGAATGTCTTTTTAAATGGTAATCCGTCCAAAACCTTGTTTAAATGCACCTACGCTAAATACACGAACTTTGGTCTGCAAAAGTTCCGCCTCGACTATGACGGTCTCCGGACATTACGACTGACAGAAAACTCCAACTTTAGCTTTCGCGTTCTGCGTTACGCCGAACTCTTAATGGATACCTATTTGGTCGTGACCTTACCAACGATTTGGAGTCCTATTCTCCCGCCCGTCAACTGTGACGGACAATGGTGTCCTTATGAGTTTAAATGGATTGAGAATCTAGGTACACAACTCATCAAATCGGTGACGTTCATGGTCGGCGGCCAAATCATCCAGAAATTCTCGGGTCAATATCTTTATAATTTAGTGGAACGCGATTTTAGTGCGACCAAAAAGCAGTTGTATTATAACATGACCGGCAATACGGCCGACCTGAATGATCCGGCAAATGCGTTTGGTCGCCAAAACCAATACCCGAATGCATATTACACGACAAATCCTTTGGGCGCGGAGCCCTCTATTCGCGCACGGCAAATCTATGTACCATTAAACATCTGGTTTACCTTGGCGGCGAAAATGGCCTTTCCACTTATTAGTCTGCAGTATAATGAACTCTATATTGACGTGGAATTACGACCCATTCAAGAATTATGTCTTGTACGTGATGTGCGTAATCCGCCCACACTCGAATACATCCAACCCAATTTTAATGACCAACTGTTTCAATTTTACCAATTTTTGCAACCACCGCCAAATGTGCAGTTGGATTATACCAACTCTGATCACCGCACGCAGTGGAATGCGGACGTCCATTTGCTCAGCACGTACGCGTTCTTGTCGGACGAAGAATGTAAAGTGTTTGCCGCGCAAGATCAACGCTTCCTCATTAAACAAGTCTATGAATATTCTTATCCAAATGTCACGGGCAGCAAGAAAGTAGCCTTAGAGTCGCTCAGTATGGTAGCCAATTGGATGTGGTTTTTCCAACGCAGCGATATTTCGTTAAGAAACCAATGGTCAAATTACAGCAATTGGCCGTATAGCGGCATTTTACCAACCAATGTTATATCAACCAACAGTACATATCCCGACTTTTTAATTGAAGGATGCGGTTACTACACGCCGGACGTGAATCCGGATGGTTCGCCATCCACAATTGTTATTTCTGGGGATTATGATGCTGGTAATCAATTAGATATTATGCAAACATGGGGTTTTCTGTTAGATGGCAAGTACCGCGAAAACACATTAAATGCGGGTGTCTTTAATTATGTGGAAAAGTATGCGCGATCCAATGGTGATTCAACTACGGGTCTCTACTGCTACAATTTCGGTTTAAATAGCAGCCCGTACGATTTTCAGCCAAGTGGGGCTATGAATCTCAGCAAATTTAAAAACATTGAATTTGAATTCACGACATTTCAGCCGCCGCTGGATCCGTCGGCACAAGTTTTTGTCATTTGTAACCCAGATGGCGGCGAAGTGATTGGTATTAATAAACCGACTTGGCGCGTCTATGATTACAATTATGATTTGACCGTATTGGAAGAACGCTACAATGTCTTGACATTTACGTCAGGCAACGCAGGGTTAATGTATGCGCGCTAAAGTAATTATTCATATACCGGTTAATATTTTTTATTTGCAATAAAAAAAAATATTAATTAATTAAGGTACAACACATTTAATTGCGGCCACGTTGACGAGTGCGGGTACGTTCGCGTTCGCGTCCTTTTTGCATTTCTCGCTTAATAGTCTTGGCGGCACCTCGGGGGATTTTCATGGCTTTCTTAATAAGGCTAATACCTTTCTGGGTAATCGGGCCAACGGCATCAATAGCGACCTTTTGGGCTTTCTTTACAACATTAGTAACCTTGGCACCACCGTTAAATTGGCGTTGACGTTGGCGTTGACGAGTTCGATTTCTGGAGGGCATCTTTAATTTCTTTTATATATAAAGAAAAGATAATAATTCCATTTTAGCCCGTTTCTAAAAGAATAATTATTCGAAATAAATAATTATTTTTGCCTAAATATTAAATTTATTTATTTGATAAAAAAGGATATAAAAACAAGACATCGAAATAATAGCTTTTTTAATTTACCAAATAGTATCCGTATTGCTCCACCACATGCCATCCCCCTTTTTAACGCCATAAATCATTCGAAATATTTGCAAACGCGCTAAAGGACAATTGGCCCGATACTTTTCCATCGGATGCGGATTCATTTTTAATTGGGCTTTAATAGCCTGTTTATTAATTATTTGGCGGCCACCAATCGCTAAATTCATGTACAATTTGGCTAAATTCATCTTTTTCACTTTTACATCTTCATCGTTAATGATTTGGTTATCGGTCAAATATTCTTCCACTAACGCGATCCCTGAAATATCTGCTAAATCTTCGCCGACGCCAGGCCGTGCATCAAAAATGACGCCGTCTCTTTTGGCAAATGTTTCATATTGCTTAATAACATCATCAATCTTTTCTTGAAACTTTTTATTATCCGCGGCCGTCCACCAATTATTTAAATTACCGTTTTCGTCATATTTACTGCCAAAATCGTCTAAAGCATGAGACAACTCGTGACCTAAGGTGTATCCAATATACACTAAATTGTATTCGAGGCCGCGTTCTTCTAAATCTATGAAAGGTTTTTGAATATAGGCCATCGGCACATAAATGGAATTGCTCGTAGGCCGATAATACGCATTTACCATGTAACATTGTGTGCCTACCAGTTTAAAGTTCTGCCAATCAATTTCCGGAATATCAATGACCTGTTTGCCATCGAGTTGCAGGAACTTTTGGTGTTTCCAGTTTAATAAAAGCCCGATGTTCAATAATGGATCGTCCGCTACATACGGTAACACGGGATCATCAAGTAGTTTGCCGGGCGACGCGACAAAGATTTCTAATTTGTCGAGCTTTTTCAAGGCGGCTTTCTTGGTTGACGGGGCCAACCATGTATTTCGCTGCAGCTTTTGGTAAAATAATTTCTTCAAATCGTCGACCAAATGCCGCACGTATTTCACGTACAGTGGATTGTAATGGTGCGCCAAATATTGTTCGGACAAAAATGTATTGAATAACATGGACATGGCAAAAATCGGATAAATTTCTTTGGGCATAATGACCTGTTGACCCTCTAAGAAATGGTTGTAAAATTCGTAGTGCACGTGCCGCATAGAATCTTCAAATCGAATCATTTGTTTCAATTGGATAAAAATCCAATACGTTCGCCATGCAGGCGATTTCCACTTTTCTTTTAAT